TCTGGCAATTCCGCCACGGCGTCCGCACCGGGCCAGACCCCGGCGGCCACAAACGCCCAGGCCATTTCTATCTCCCGAAATACCGCAACGTCTACGACTACACCGCTGGCCAGCACAGCCACGGTGATATCCCGCTCCCGGCACTCCTCACCATAGGCCATAATCTCTTTGGGGGTTACGTTTCCAACTAAACAATCCATGTGCTTATCCTCCTACTTCAATTTGTGGGACAGCGTAGATGTAGATTAAGCCACGACCGCCTGCACCTCCGGCACCGGAAGTCTGGTGATGACTTCCACCGCCGCCGCCACCGCCCAGACCGCCTTGTCCGCCGAGCATCCCGCCGCTAACAGACGTTCCGCCCGCTCCGCCACCGCCGAGAGATCCGTTTCGAGAAGCTATACCGTTGGCAAAGATCGGGCCGCCGGAGCCGCCGCCACGACCACAGCCGCCACCGCCGCCAGAACCGTAACATATCCCGTCATATGGATTTGTCGGGCAGAACTCTATATTTCCAGCCCCGGCGGCACCTTCAGTGTTTGCGTTGACCCCGCCTCCGCCGCCACCGCTGCCACGCTCTCCGCCGTTGCCGCCGGGAGAAGCGCCTCCGCCTGATCCGCCACGCCCGCCAGCCATGCCGGCAGCACCCAAGCCGCCAGCTACCGTCTCACCAAAAGCAATTGTATTTCCGCCAACGGCACCAGCAGCACCGGCGGCCACACTTGTCCCGCCGATGCCGCCCGCTCCGATAACAACCGGGTAGCTCTCCTCAGTCAGCACAAAGTTGCGGATTAGTATACAGTGCCCACCTCCGCCGCCGCCCCGGCTGAGACCGCCGCCGCCACCCCCGCCGGCTACCATGTAGATGTCCACAGCTTTGCCCAGAAGACCGTAGTCGGCCGGGCGGAACACCCCGGATTCCAGGATCGTCAGGGCTAGTTCCTTGGGCGCAAACCCGGCCAGGTCGTCCAAGACCTCGTTTATTTTTTCGATAAACTTTTCCACGTCCTCTAAGGTCGTGTACTCTACCCCCGTAAACCTGGAACGCTCCCGGACATCCGTCACCGTCACTTTGCCATCTGCATCAACAGTGACATCGGCCAGGGGGAAGTCGAATACATCTACGGTCTGGATCAGCGTTTGTACGATCTCAAAGGAAAACGCCCTGACCTCAATCGTCCGGTCAAGACGTATCACTGCCGTACCTGTCTGCGGCGTCGCCGTCTCGTTGCCAATTGAGGCGGCCAAACACCCCTCCACAACGGCAAACCCCGGCCGGACACGGATCAACCCGCCTTGATAGTACACCTGGAGACTGTCCACCCCGTCCCGCACCAGCACCCCGTTTTTGTAAAAGCAGCGCTGGACAAACGAGTGGTCATCTGCGTCATAGTTGCGGTCATATCCGGTTTCATAACTTGGATTTTCTACCGCATTGAAAAAGAACCCTTTTAAAAGTTGCATCTTATCTATCCTCCCCGAATCTGTCGTTGTAGCCGCCCGAATACATTCAGCGGCGCATCCCCAAAAGTGACCCGCCGCTGGATTCCGTTTTGACTGTACTTTGTTGATACCGCCGTCACCGGCGCATGTACCACCACGCCCCACTCTCGGTTCTGCGCCGTGACTATGTCTCCCAGCCAATAGTCCGCCTTGTACTTGTGCCGGATTTTTGTGACGTCGCACTGAAATCCCTCGTCCGGTAAAAACCGTTGTGCCTGGATCATGGCCAGCCGCCGCAGTTCTGCGTACTCCTGGCCCGCCTCCGGGTGGGTTGCGCTAATGGTCATCTGCACCTCTCGGCGGTCGATCCCCGTCTGTATTTCTTCCCCGTCATGGGCATAGATCATGGTAAACGCCTCATCCGCAAATTCCGCCCCGGCCATCGTTGCATAAAACGTGTTTTTCGCCCCGGACGTAGCAAAGCTGTAGTCCTGACTTGCCACCGACCGGCGGGGGATTTCAAAGATGACCGGCGGGCGATCCCGTTGGGTTGCGCTCCTGTCGGCACCGCAGATGACATCAAAAATAAACTTCCCAGCGGCCAAGTCCGGTACAATGTCGTACCCCAGCCCCCCGGCCTCGCCCAGATCAAGCAGCACGTCACTCAACTTGTCGTGTCGGGACATGTACTTATCAGCCTGCACCCCCCGGCCCTGATCCGGTAGGATTTCCAGCCCCGCAATGGCCCGTGTCCCCAGGGTCATGTTGTTGTGCACAAAATGTTTCATGCACGTCTCCGTAGAGCCTATTACAGTATCGTACCCCTGGGCGCCCACCATCTGGTGCTCGTTAAATGATGGCGGAACCGTCACCCGATCCATTGTGAGCCCCTTCAACTGCCGCCCTTCGACGGTCATCATCTTCCCCGCCGCCGTTGCGGTTTTTTTCATATCGTCGATGATCCCCCAGAATGTGCGGTCAATCAAGACACATTGTCCAATCTTAATTTTCCGGGCCACCCGGTTCCCCGTCGGTACGGAAAATGAAAAACTACCCGGTTCGTGGAATTTTTCAATTGTGTCAATCTCCGTTGCCCCTACAGTCAGGGCGACACGCCGGAATATAGGGTTGTCCGCCCGTGGAAGTTCGAAAATCCGTATTTCAATGCCCAATTCCTTCAAGCTACACACCCCCAAATAATTCCCGATGTAAGATGGTTACAATTGGCGTCTCTACGTTCCGGTCGTTGTCAATGGCCAGTTCGTTGTGTCCCGGTACCAGCCCCCACGCCTCACTGTCCAGCGATATCCAATGGCTGACGTCCTCGCCCTCTATGTATGCGCCGTCCTCATCCAAATCCCACAGAACGGCGTGCATCTCGAACATGTCCACAACCAGCTTTTGGCCGTCCTTGATCTCCACGTTAATCGTCATGGTCTGCCCTGTGGTCTTGTTTGTCAGGATGACGGTCTCCATGGCCGTAAAAATCTCAATCAGCGGCCATACAAGGTGTGCGCAGTTATTAAACGCACGATACCAGCGGGAGTACACGCCGTATGGCTTTTTGCGGGGGCTCCATATAAAGCGGAATAGTTTTGTTGCACCGCCCACCGTCCCCCGCTGGATAGTCTCTCCCTCCCAAAATGCGGCATCACTCTCAAAATCAATACTGATATCCGCAAGGGTTGGTGTCTCCTCAGTGATGGTCGGGTTTCCCACAGTCTGGCACCTGATTTGCTTATTCCCGGCGTTTGTATGGTAGATCAGCGTCCCCCATCTGCCCGGTAAAAACGCATCACCCAAATACACCCGGCTCCCATCCCGTACCACTCGGGCGGACGTGCGCCGGTCTCCGGTAGACAGCATCTGCCCCGTGAGGGTAATGCTCCGGCCTGACAAACTCGTATGATCCGTTGTCGTCCCGTCCTGCCTGGGGGCCTTTGTGGTCTCCCGCTCCCCGCTGACCCGGTCATACAGTTTGTTAAAAAAGAATATCGGCCCCCGGCCAAAATGTACTTTGGCCATACCGTCCGGGATCCATGTGACTGATCGTAGCATTGCTTCACCTCCTTATTGCCTAGACAACTGCTCTAGTGCCTGATCCACTGCTGCCGCTATCTGCCCGGATGTCATTTGGCCGCCGTGGTTGTTGATGGTCACGTTGGCATTTCGGGTGTTATCTACCGAATGGGCCGACGTTGCGTTGGTGATTGCGTTTGACTTTATCCCGATTTCTTGCATCTGACTTTGCATAGCCGCAGTAGCAGTTTGGTTAGACGCAAGCGCCGCCTGCCATGCCGCATCGTTTGCCCCGCTCCATCCGGTTGTCCCCGATGCACCGCCGCTGTCCAAGTGCCGCACCAAATCCCACTCGGAGCCGCCCGTGGCCCGCAGCTCACGGTCCATTTGCATCGCCCGGTACGCCCCCATGTTCATCGCCGCCTGCCAATCCGTTGCGCCGAGCTCGCTGTAGTACCGGGCGATCATGCGATTTACGGTGAGGCCAAACGCATCGTTCACCTGTTCGCCCCGGAACGTGTTGGGGCGAGCTGGTGTCTGGCTGGGGTTGTTTAGCCGCTTCTTTGATGCCGCTAACCGGCGGGCGGCCTCGGCTTCGGCTTCTTGAATCTGGTTTTGTGCATTCCGTTCCGCTGCCGTAATTTGCCGCCGGATGCCCTCAATCCGATCCCGCTGGGCGTTTTCCCACTGCCAATCATCAAAATTCTGTTGTTCTCTTGCCTTGGCCTGTTGCGCCCGTGTCAGTTCTTTTTCCAATTCCGCCCGGTTGTCTGCGTCCCGCTCAAAGGCCAATTTTGCCTGGATCACATCAATCCGGCGCTGGGCGGCGCTCACGTTGTCCTCGAAATTGGTCTCTTGCCGCTGTCGGCGGCGGGCGGCGATCTCGGCGTTGATATTGTCTATAATCCCGTTTAGCCGCTCCCGCTCCAGGCGCAACTCTTCGTTGATTTGGTCTTTTCTCTTGCGGAGCCACGCCTGGTTCTGCGCCACTAACGCACGTTTCGCCTCTTCTCGCTGCCGTTGTTCTTGTTGTAAAATGTTCTGCCGGAGGTTGTGCATCTGTACCGTAACCCGTTTCCACGCCTCCGTGGTTTCTTCCAGATACCGATCTCGGAGTTCCGCCAACTGCCGGTAATAGTCCTCTGCGCTGATTAGATCAAGCGCCCGGAGAAAGTCTATCTGTGCCACCGCCTGCCGAAACATGTCCTCATTGGACTGTACTAGGCTCTGCTGGTAACGGAAAATCTGCTCCGTCACCTGACGCCACGCCGCCGTATTGGTGTACTCGTCTAAAAATTCGTCCCGGAGGGCTAGGAGCTGTTCGTAAAACTCCTCCTCCGTGATCCGCTGCATGTTCCGGGCGTGGGTCAGTGTCGCCAGCTCTTCCCGGAATGCGCCCTCTGCTTGGTTTTGCTGGTAACGGAAATGCGCTTCCGTGGCCTGCCGCCACGCCGCCATGTCTGTGTATTCGTCTAGGAATGTATCCCGGAGCTCCAACAGACGGGCGTAGAATTCCTCCTCTGTGATCCGCTGCATGGCCCGGTGGTGGTTCAGCGTCGCCAGTTCTTGCCGGAACATGTCCTCATTGGACTGTACTAGGCTCTTCTGGTACCGGAATATGGTCTCCGTGACCCTGCGCCACTCGGACAAGTTGCCGTAGTCCCGTAGATATTCGTTCCGGAGGGACAGGAGCCGGTCGTAAAACTCCTCTTCCGAGATCACCCGCATGGCCCGGAGGTGGTTGATCTCCGTGCTCGCCGTGCGGAACGCTTCCAAGGCCGCCGCTTCGCCCATGGCGGTTCCGGAGAAATCGAAGGTGGAACTGTCGGTTAATGGCTGGCGTAGTGCGGATGCCAACGCAACCCCAAACCGCTCCACCTGACCTAAGACGTACCCCATCATGCCGACAGCACCAATCCCAACGCTTTCAATATAATTTGCGCCGATGGCCACGCCCACCCGAGAGGGTGACCTGATTTCCAGCGCATCCCGCAACGTTTGTGCTATGCCATTGGCAATGGCCGCAACCCGTGCGTTTAGTGTCGGAACTTTGCTGTCCAGCCCCGCCATCAGGCTGGTAATCGCATTGACGCCAGCATCGCCGAACTCGTCGGCGATCTGGTGCATCCGGTCTTCGACCATCTGGGCATACTTGCGGACGTCCACATCCATCTGGGCCAGCTCTGATGCTACAGCCTCCGTCCCCTCGTCAATCCGTTTAAGGGTCGCAATAATGTCCTCAATGCATTCATCGTAGGCACCGGCAAGCCCCGCCAGCATGGCCCCGTTGTCGGCTGTAAAGTCTCCAAAATGGTCTAAGAGGCGGTCAATGCCGTCGATCTCACGGTTCCGCAGGGCCTGGGCGTTGGTGTGAAAATCCGTTAGGAATGTTTCCTGTGAATCAAGGTTCTGCTGGATCGTCTGGGCCGACACGGTGGCCTGTGTGTCCATTTCCCGCATGAGACCAAGCTGACCCCGGATACTTGTCTCCGCCGTCGCTTTTGCTGATTCATATGCCCGGTTTAGGCCCTCAATCTCTTTTGTCAATATGTCGATGGCGTTGGCAAGCTCCGGTTGGGCGTCCGCCGCATCTTCCGTCACGGCTGTAAAATCCGCAACCAATTGATTTGTTCTGGCAATTTCCGGCGCAAACGCCTCATAGGTTCCCCTGGCATCATCGACAGCAGCACTTGCGGTATTGAATGCCCGTTCAAGCTCCGCTATCTTTGCTGTGGCTGTGGCAAATTCTACCGAATCAACGGGGGCGCTGGTGTCAATATTCTCTCGTCCCTCACGCAACCGCTCATATGCCTCGGCGGCATCTATTACCGCCAGCCTATAGTCCGCATAGGCCCTGGCCTGTTCCTCAATTGCTTCCCGTTGGAGATCAAGGGCCGCTTGTTTCCGGGCCTGTTCTTCCCATGCGTCGATACTCTCCCGGATCGCATCGGTGTTGCCCTCGATCAGACCTGTCTGCTCGTCAATGACTAAATTGAGTGACGGGATTGTCTCGTTTAACAATCCGACTACTGCGGCGTACTGTGCCTGGGCCGCTGTGTGCTCCTGCGTACCCGGCGTTAGGGTGGCCAATTTTTCCTCTAACTCCTGCAATCTGGCCAGGTGCCGCCCCGCTGCAATTGCCGAGGCGTCCGTTGCCCGGATTGTGTCGTCATAGCGGTCGTTGAGTGCGTCTAGTGCGGTTGTGACCTCTTCTACCCGACCGCTAAGTAGCGTAAACGCAGTAACAGCGGCACCCACCAGAAGCCCTAACGGCCCAAACTTTAATGTAGCTTTCGCAAGACCCAACGCCTTAATCGCCAGCGCCGCCTTTGATGCAGCTACCGCTTTCCCGGCAAACACTGCCATAAGTACAGACCCTGCCGCAACTGCACCCGTCATTACGTCAACTAACCATGGCATGTCCTCTATCAGTTGTGCCATAGCCAGGGCCGCACCGCCGCCTAAGTCAGCGAGATTGCCGATGGCCGGGTTTAATTCGTTCCCGATAGCAATGGCCAGCATGTTAAACGAGTTCTGCGCCCGCTGGATTTTCGCATCGGTGGTTTCGAACATACGGCCCGCAGCGTCGGTTAGTGCTGTGTTTTGATCCCATGCGTCATTGGCCCGTCCGATGATGCTGGCAAGGTCGTCTTGGGCTTTGGCCAGGTTCTGGAGCATCATCACGTCTTGTACGTTGCGGATACCCAGCTCGTCCAACATGACCGTCATGTTTCGCCCATTTTGCTCTGCGTTCTGCAATCCTGATATAAACGCCCCCAGCGCACCGGCGGCGTTGTCGCCCCATGCCACGGCGAACTCCGCCGCACTCATGCCCGCCACGTCCGCAAATTGATTCAGCCCCCGGCCCGTGGCTACGGCCTGGATCATGCTGTTTATCAAGCGGTTCATGGAGGATGATCCCGCTCCCGCCTCCATACCCACAGAGCCGATCCCCGCCGCAATTGCCATGATCTCCGGTGCGCTCATACCGGCGGCGGCACCCGCTCCCTCCATGCGCTGTGACATGACCAATATACTATCCGCCGTGGTCTGGGTGTTGTCTCCCAGATAGGCGATAACCGACCCCAGACGGTTGAAATCAGCCGGGTCGATCTCGATCATATTCATAAACTTCGCCAGGAGTTTTGCTGTCTGCTCCGATGTCCCCTTCATAACCGGGCCGAGCTTCGCCACCATCTCCGTAAAGGCTATGACGTTCTCCGTGGCGATCCCCAAGCCCGCCGCCGTCTCCACCATCTTCCCAATTTCCGCAATGGGGATCGGGAGCACAGACGCCAGATGCATCACGCCATCAGCGAGGTAGTCTAGTTCCGCACCGCTTGCGTTCGTCGCCCTGCCGATCCCAGCCATGACGACCTCAAACTCCTGGGCCGCCTTGATTGCCGCATCCAGAAAAGCGATCACCGCCGAGATGCCCCCGGCCACGCCGAGAGCCGATAACGCCGCCGCAAAGTCGGAGATGGAATCCTCGGCGCTCTTGGTCTGCTTGCCCAGATTATCAATAGACGATGCCGTGCCGTCGGCGCTCTGTGCGGCCTCATCTAAGTATTTTTCGTTCTTTTTGATCTCACGGTTCAGGTCAATTAGTTCCGCCTCGGCATTGTTCGCCGCTTTAGACCATCGGACGGTTTCTTGCTCCGCTCTCTCAATGGACTTTCCGGCGGTCGTGAGTTCTTTTTTTAATTTACTGATTTCTTCCGTAAGTTCTTTTTTTCTGGCTGTCGTATCGCCAGTGCTAGATTCCAGCGCTTCGAGTTCTTCGGTTGCAGCATTTAGTTTTTCATTCTTTTCCGCCTGAACCTTACCTAAACGCTCAACCTCATTTGCGTAGTGCTTTTGCGCCTTGCTTGCGTGCTCTATCTTCTGGGCAAGAGCCTGTTTCTTTTTTGCGAAATGATCGCCTTTTTTGGTCAGAGCCTCCATTGAGTTGGCCGTCTCTCGATATTGTGCATCAAGGAGTTTCCCCTCTGACGTGATTTCCGACAGAGCATTATTGATCTTTTTTGCGCTTTGCTGAATTTCATTTACGCCGTCCAGCGTGAGTTTTGCGCCAATGTTTACAGTTCTTCCCACAGGGTCGCCTCCTTAAAATGAACATGAAAAAACCACCCTGTAAAGAGTGGTTTCATCGTTATAAGATTTTTCGACAATTTTTGTTGAAATTTGCGGTTTGCCGTGATATAATAATGACACAGAGGAAAACCGTGAGACGGTTTACCTTATCTGGTTAGAAAAGACAACCGCTTACTCTTGGGAGGGAGGGCGGTTGTCGCTTTCTTTAAAGTGCTTGTAGACCCGGAAAGCCAAGTCCAGCACAGCAACTATGAGCGTAAGTATACACGCCATAAGCCTCACCTCCTTCCGAAGGCTCGGCAAACCATCTCCGATTTTTACATCCTCTGTGTCGAATTATAGTATATATCACAAGCGGTTACTTGTAAATAGCCGCTTGTGGCTTTTGTTTTAATCCCCAGCTATAAAGTCTATGTGATTGCACAGGAATACAATATGCCGATGATCCGGCACGTCCGGCATACTCGCTTGTCTTGCATATCCCGGCCCGCCGGATAGGGACATGCTGGACGGCCAGGAGAATCCGGCCTTATGTAGCCGTCGTTTCACTTGACGGATCAGGTTTGTCGGGTCGAATGTGATCGGCGTGAAGAGGTGCAGGGTCACATCCGTCTCCTCCATAAGCGGGCCGTCGTCTGCGTATAGGTCACCCTCTGTGTCTAGGCGGTAGACAAAATATGTCTCATCATTGTTTGGATTTACGTCAAAATATACCTGGTATAAATCTTCCAACGCCTCACGGATCAATGTCCCTACGTCCATCAAAATAAATCAACCTCCCGCCAGAAAGTTTCATCCATAGCGTCGATAGCCTCGGCCTCCGACTGGGCCACTGCCGCCTCAATAAACATGCTCCCGCTCTGTCGGCTGGTGCCATAGTTGTGATATGCTGCAATCTCCATATTGCGCCACCCTCTGCTATTCACCCCAGTCGGCCCCACTCTCCGGAAAAGCCCGAATGCATTCTTTATAATCCGGCCCGCACGAATAGAGCCTATCATTTCACCTGTAGAATAATCTTTGCCCCACATGCCCATAGAGGTCTCCGCCTCATGGATAAGTTGTTTTTTTACAACTGGTGTTGCCGCCTGTATCATCCTTTTGGCAATCGGCTCTGGGTTCATCAGTTTTTCTAATCCCTCTTGGAACGATCCAAAATCTATATCAAAGCCCATATCCTACGCCCCCAGTATTTTTGATACGTCTGATGGATCCATCTCCGTCCAGGTGCTGCCGTCTTTGTCTGGATTCTTTAAATCCACCGTCCGGTTGATCGTTGAAATCAGGTGGAATAGCGGCAATTCGTATAATAGATCAGCCGGCAGACCAACCAATGCCATCCGGGCCAGGATGTCCAGTTCGTCAAAGTCATCCGGCTTGGTTTGTTTTGCTGTCGGTTTGTACTCGTAACTGTCATCCAGTTTTAGCAACTCGCCCCGCAGTCGGACGGCCTTTTGTGTAAAGTCTTTATCCGCCGCACACGCCTTGGCAAATTCAACGAATTCGATCTCACAGGGTTGGATCATAGCCCAGACCATCCGGGCCAGTTTCGCCATGAACTCCCCGCTGGTGTCCGCCGCCACATCCCCCAGCGGGGACACGCCGTACAGAGTGCGGTATCGCACACAGGAGATGGCCGCCGTCTCCGCCATGTATTTTTCGTTGTTTATATAAATTGGGATTTTCATTTGATCCCTCCGTGTTTTCATAGTCATATACCCGCCCAGGTCTCCCCAGGCGGGTATGTTGTTGTTATACTTCTGGCAATCCCTCTTGTTGCTGTCCATGATCCGTAGCAACGGTCAGATCGGGAACTGCGTCCCCGAAAGTCTCATAATCAGCATCATCCGGCCTGGACGATACGATAAATACCGTGCGTTCCATGCCGTTTTCGTCCACAAACGGCTCTCCATTGGCGTCCAAAAGCGGAGCCCCGTATAGGCGGATTGGCACCTCATGGGTGCCGAACTCTATGTTTTCGCCTTTCGTGGCATAGTTCTTGCCGGACTTTGCCGTGGTTACTTCAAGCAACCACGATTTGATCTGATACGCAGGCCCCTCTTCCCGTTTGCCCGAGGCCTCAAAATAGAGACAATGACGCCGGAGGTCAACGGCGTCCAGTTGTGCCATCGCACCGCTGGCCAACTGTGCAGCAAATCCCAGGGCAATCTCGTAGTCCGGGTCTGGAGATGTCATGCCCATCGTACCGTCATAGCCCGTGTCAGACGGCACTTCGAGTACCAGCCTATCGTCCGCATATAGTTGGGCCTTGTTGACCAGTGCGGATAGTGCCATGCTTTTCGCATATGGCATATCCACAGGCTTACCCCACTTGTCTTTCCACTTCGCATCCGCTCCCGCTGTTTCCAACGGAAATGCATATTTCATGTTCCGCAGACCGAAATATGCCGTATCTCTTTTTCTTCCCATGATAAAAAATCCTCCTAAATTTTACATTATTTTGGAACAGTTTAATTCGATCATGTCACCGCCGTCGTTGTAGGCCCGCTCGATCTTGTAGTGGATCCCGCCGCAAATCAGTTTTGTCGGCTCAAAAACCCGCTCCGATCCGTTGACCGTGGCGGCGACATTCGCCTCTTGGAATTCGGCGGCCCAGATCGAAAACGTGGCCGCCGGTTTCTGGCCAACTTTGAGCATACTGAAATGTTCGGTGCGTTTCATGGATTGCTTCTCACCCAGAACCTTATGGGTGTGCGTTTTAATGATTTTTGGCACCCCGCTCACCGTTTCAAATACTTCCGTTACCAGTTCCACCGGCATCCACATCGGCAGGCTCCTCCCTGTTGTAGTCGCTGGAGAGGGCGAGGTGTGATTTCAGCGACACATAGGCGTCCTGAAACCGCTCCGCCCCCTCTATGTTCCCGAAATGGGCCTTGACGTATAGCACAATGGCCCTCCCGATCAGATGGTTGTCCTCGTCAATGCGGACAACCCCGGCCATCTCAAGATCAAGCTTCGCCGCCTTGATGAGCGGTTTAACTTCTCCCTCGTCCCATCTATCAGTCGTCAGCCGGAGAGCTGTCCGCACCCGCTCCAGGATCGGCATCATTCGCTCCCGCTCCTTTCTCATCTGGCGGCGTTTTCCCGGTTGCTTTTTTGCCAACGCCTTTTTCGATCAGGACTTTGCCCCGCTTGTCCGGCACGTCTAGAGTTTCGCCGGTGGAGACGGTGCGCTTTTTCTCCAGGTCGAAATAGTCCTTTATGATTGTTACTTTCATGCTACACCTCCAACGCTTTCTTAAGGATCAAAACGCCGTGCGGGTCAAGCAACTTACCATCACAGATTAAGATGCACTTGTTTTTATACTTATTCGCATCCTGGTCGTACCACCGTTCAGTTCGCATCTCCAAGTTTGAGTTTACAGCGTAATCGCTCAACTGGATAAACGCCCCAATTACCTCACCAGCTTCCGCCGCATCAAATCCTGGTATGATGTCGTCCTCGACAGTTTCTACATTGACGCCAGCAAAACGGTAGGTTTCCCCACCAGTAATCCCATAGTTTACACGTGCAATGGGCTGACCCCCTGCATCAGTTAGCCCGTCTATGTATACGTCGAATGTGGATTGCGCTAAAATGAGGTCGCCCTTCCGGTAAGACCTTTTTCTTTTAGAAAGAACCTTTTGCTTCCATCCCGCCCATGTGGAAATGTCTCCCCTCGTCACCTCAATCACATTTTCCTCTGGCACTCTTGGATCTACCGAAAAGCCCAGCATCTGATTGACGCCTGTGCCTCTAATGATGGCAATCTCCAACGCTTTTACTATCGCTTCAACGGCAAGCGGGACAAATTGGCGTTGGAACATCTCCAGCGTTGTTACGCTAACCAGCAATGTTTGTGATAATCTGCATTCCAGGCCGTAGTAGTTGAAGATAACGCTCTGATCGGCGGCAAGCTTTTGATCGGCTGACACTTCTGTCTCCCCGATCCAAGTTGCAACTGGCTTGATCTCCATAATTGGCACAGACACGCCGCCTTGTATGTTCAACTTGCGTACTTTAGCCCAGATATTCCCGTAACTTTCAAGCTCTCTGACAATCTCGTTTAAGATTCTTGTTGGTATAACCGCTGACGTGTCTGTTGTCGTTGTTACCTCGCTGTTTTGAAACCCTAATGAGCTAGGGTCAATTGGCACACCTTTGCAAACAAAGTTCATAAATGCTTTGCGGTATTCCAACGTGTCATATGGATCGTCGCTTTCAGTCGTCACAGTCACCACGCCCATCGTCTCCACCACTTTGCCGTCCGGCACATGCACAGATGCGCTCTTAGGGTCTTTGCCTTGCCCGCTCCCGGCTAATGCCTTGAGATTCTCACGGGCCAACTCTGCAGCTCTAAACTTGTCGTCCAGTGCCTCCACTTCTTTGTGCTTCGCCTCAAACTTTTCGATGTCTCCTGCATCAATCAAGGTCTGGGCCTCCTGGAGCAGGTTCGCCCGCTCCTTGTCATACGTTGCCTTAATCATTTTGATCCTCCTAGTTGTAATAGTTTTAGTTTTGCCTTTGCAAGCGGAATCCGAGCGTCCAGTTTCCCAGATTGCTCGGCCCCGATTATTGCCATGATCTTTTGAACCTGTTCCCCCGTCAGCATCGGCACAGTCGATGCCACCAGTTGGCGGCTATCCGGCGCAATCGTATCGGCAAATCCCAACTTGACGGCTTTCTCCGCCGACATATACGTCTCCTCGGCCATCAGCTTCAAGACCTCTTCTCGTGACAGCCCTGTTTTCTCCATGTATAACCCGCAGATGGATTCATCGTGGGCCGACAATGTATTAGCGGCCCGCCGCATGTCCTCGCAGTTCCCGTACTCCCCGAAAGACACCCGGTGCACCATCACCATCGCCCCCAGCATGATCTCCGATTCCGCCGCACACGCAATAATGCTGGCCGCACTGTGTGCATGGCTGGTGATCAGAATCTTCACGGCTCCGGTATACTCTTTTAGTGCCGAGTAGATGTCCATCCCAGCGTATAAGCTACCACCGCCAGACGATATGTACACTTTTACATCGGCGCCAGCGGCCTTTTCTAAGGCGTCAAAGATGTCTTTTGGACAAGTGTTCTCCCAATCCAGATAGTCATACGCCCGCTTGTAGTTGTTCGGGATTATAACCCCTCTCACGTCAATTCTCATTCTTTATCACCCCCTTTGTCGTCAACCACATTCCCGTCCTCGTCAAACTCTGTATACTCCCGCCGGATTACGCAGCGGTCACCGCCGGGTACCGGTGCGAAGCCCAATATCGCACGGTGCTCGTTTCGTGTCATAATTCCTCGATCTACAAGCCCTTGCATCGCCATTTTCGTATTTGCAGACGCCACAGTTAGGTTAAACGCCTCAAACATGATCTTATTCCCATGTCCGATCTCCCGGCGGGTGAACAGTTTGTGGGTAAACTCCGCATTCAGCTTCCCAGCGACCGGGGCGATCTGCGCCTCGTAAAAGCTGTTCCACTCATCTTCTGTATAGTTGCTCTTGACGATCTTTTCATTGACCCCGAATAGCGCATACACCCGCTCCCGCACTCTGTCCATGGTGGCAGCATTGGGGGCATAGTCGTATGGTTTGACTTGCGTCACATCGGCCGCAGCATTCGTCGCCGCCACACCGATATCTCCACTGGATACCGTCAGGTAGTTCTGCACAAACTCCTCTGCCATTTTTTTGATGTCCTCTGACCTGGTAACGGTGTGCGTTTTCAACAACCACCGGATTACCGCCGAATTTTTGATTGCGGATATAATCCCCTGGTCAATGGTCGTGACGACATTCATCAACTTAACAAGCGCCGGGGCGATACTCTCCCCAAAAATATCGTTTTCATGGAAATCCTGTCGTAAATGGATGATGTCCGCATACGGAAAGGTATACTGTTTTCCGTCCGGAAATATAAACCGCAAAAATAGAGCGCCCATGCGGTTGTACACCGCCTCAACCGATGTAGCCGGAATCGGATAAATCTCCACCGGCACCCCGCCGTCGCTCCGCATAATCAGTGCAAAGGCGTTCCCGTTTAATTCAAGCTGGATACCCATCTTCTCCTGCATGTCCTGCCCGGACATGAAAGGATTGGGCCGCTCCAACAAAAACCGCATGACAGGCTCCGGGTTGATCTCCAGTTTCCGCTTGTCATCCCGCAAACTCTCCCGGATGTGTTTCCCCACAAGCTTTCCCACGGCCTTTACTTTAGGCCGGGTCGCTGCCCGGATAATATCCGACCGGAATAGCCTTCCATCCCACGCAAAAAAACCGTTTCCCTGCATGGTGACCATATTCAACCGCATACCGCCGGGGGCCGCCACTACAATATCCGTGTCCTTTGGTTTCGACCGGAACCAGTCTAAAAATCCCACTAAATCACCCGCCTATCAAATTTTCATACTCAATGTACTTGTCATTCAACACCACATACGCATCCAGCAACGCCGAAAGGCCATCAATCCGCTTCCTCGGATTTGATGACTTGCACGGCTTAATATTTGTGTTGGAATCTTCTATACATGATACATTCGTCAGATTCCACCTTAAAATTTTGTGATCGTTATAAATCACTTTTTTTGCTGTCAGATCTGCCCCCAATATTTTCATTGGCGTAGAAAGTGTTTGCGCCCCCTGCGCTATTGGGATCATACTGTTTTTCCCAAAGTGGCGGCGCATTTCATCCACCCAATCCTCCGCCATCCAGCGGTCATACCCAATCCAGGGGAGATAGATGTCGTACTTTTCTTTGACCTCTAAAAACCAGTCTTTTACAAACCGATACGCCACTTTGTTCCCAGGGGTCAGTCGCAATAATCCCTGATCGTACCAGAGATCATACGAAACTTTATCTTCTTTTACCCGCTGATCCAATAATTCTTCCGGCAACCACATCATGGGTAGCACATATATCCGGTCATCTCCCGGCACACGAAATATCACTACCGCCGCCGTCAAGTCCGTTGTGCTCGATAGGTCAACCCCGCCGATTCCATATCTTGGTTTCAAATCCTCCACGGAGAATTTTTCCGGATTATCAATCTGCTCCAGCGTGAGCCATGTCTCCGACGAATTTTCCCGAATATTAAACTCTTTGCAGACGAGATTTTTCACAAGCGCCGAATTCTTCTTTGCCCGCTCCACCTTTGCCTCTAGTTGGTTAAGCTTCTTAATCGTCCCCAGCGCCGGGTTTGCTTTCCACCAGCAGGCCCGATCCGTCCACTCCTCCCGTTTGTCTAATTCGTATACAAATGCGATAAACCGCTCATCCTTGTACCCGTCCGCATCCTCATATCCGTTGATAACCAGGGTCGCCTCGTCATATTTTGCGTCAAAAATATCCTCCCGCACTTTCCCAGCAGTGGTTAAGATGAGAATAAGCGGCTGGTCACGGGCTGTAATCCCATCCGCCATGATGTCGTACAGGGCGCCACCGTTCCTCCATTGGTGTATCTCATCCATAATAACGCCGTGGACATTCCACCCGTCCATTGTATTTGAATCCGATGCCAGCGGCTTGAAAAACCCATCATTAAAGTCGCATATCAGTTCATGGGTGAGTAACCGCATACGTTTTCGCAAACTCGGCGACTTCGCCGCCATCTGTTTGGCTACTGTCCACACTTTTTTAGCCTGATCCCGCTTTGTAGCTACAGCGTAGACCTCCGGCCCTGGCTCCCCGTCGGCAATTAGCAGATACAGACCCACAATAGATGCCATCAGCGACTTTCCATTCTTTTTTCCGATGATCAGCAACGCCTCACGGTATTTCCGTGGCACATCCCAGACACTTTGCCCGCTCCGGGGCCGCTCGACAAAGCCGAAAATGGTCGCAAACATCGCCTTTTGCCACAATTCCAACCGTACCGGCCCCGTTGCCCCCTGGATCAGGCGGCAATAGTTTTCGGCGAACTCCATCAGATGATTTGCCCGCTCCGGTGAGTACCACCATTCCCCCGGCTCGTCCAAATCCCGCACGATCTTCGCATATGTCCGCCGTATTTTCTTGCTGACAACCTCCTCCCCAGACTGGATCGCCACCCAATATTCCCGGATCGGATTATAATCAGCCGGATATCTAACTCGCATCTTTCCGTGTTACAAAGTCGTCAAACCCGTCATCCTCCGGCGGTGGTGGCCCCTCCTTCGGCAACAGGTCGGTAAGCTGTTTCATAATTTTTTGATACCCGCCATTTAACTGATTGTATACCCTGGCTGCAGGGCGCTCTCGCTCATATGGCTCTTGATTTCCTTGTGAAAACTGCTCAAAAAATCCATTTTCAGATAAGTCCATCTCTAAATCTTGCGCCTGAATTAACATAAACGCCGCTCTTTCAATCAGAGGTTGGGCAAGTGCTTTTCTTTTTGGCTCAATATCTTTGTATAACTTTTTAAGTCTATTTTGTTCTTTTTTTATCCGGTCATTTGTAGTTTTGATTTCCTTTGTCTCCAAAAAAATCACCTCTTTTCATGGCATCAAAAATCCCCGCTCCCTCAAATCAATTCCGATTTTTGGGGGAGGGGGGTCACGTGTGCGAGCCGTGTATAAATTTGTACTAGGCTGTGTGGTCTTGGTGACCGGCGGTTTTCGCCGACAATGGGGGGCGGTCTATGATCGGCGGCACGGCGTTTCACATGGCCACCACCCGGCCGTCCTCGTCAAAACGGTATCCTCTGTCCTGCTCATCTATCTGCCCGTGGCATGTCCGGCAAACGTACTCCAAATTATCATGGTTAAGTGTGACTGTTGGATCGTTGATATTTTCCGGCGTAATCCACTTGACGTGATGAACGATATCTCCCACGTCACGACTGCATCGCTGGCACAGCCCGCCGTCTATTGCGCTACGCTTTGCAATAAACGCCACACGGCACCGTTTCCATGCAGCAGAGTTATAGAATTTTTTTGCAAACGCTCTCGCCATGTGTTATATCCTCGATATAATTTCAATGTTTTCTACTGTCAGAGATGATTGAAAGTACTCAATTGTTCCCACCCAGTTTTCATAATGAGTTTGGTCGGCGTGATTAATAAGAATTCCAGTGTCTGCAATCTCTATGTCAACCTCGCTGTACAAGCTCTGCCCAAGCTCCGGGATGAAATCAGTTACACCTCTTTGGGTGAAAATGCTTCCTACCCTATAAAAGGCTATTGGGATTGAATATTCAAACTCTATGAACGTACCCCAATGTCTTGGTTTAAGGCGGCGGCGCACCCAAATAGTGGCGCTCACCCTATCGGATTTCTGTAAAGCATTTCTAAATTTCATATGAAATCGCTCTGACACAGGTAACGTATTTATGGCGTTGCTCCCATCCACATGGATCCCCGCAAGGTGCACGACCACACGACTGCCCTCTACACCCTCCGGCGGACGCATATGGAAGTGTACACTACTTTGCAGTGAGCCGTCTGGATCACATGGAATTAAATACCCAATTGCTTTATCTTCCCTGTCTAGCCTAAACCCAAGACAAATAGATATATCTATCGTCACTGGCACTTGCTGGCTCCATCCAATCATCCCGAACGTGTTTACATGCCCATTGATCTTGTATGTCTCAAATCCCTCTACCGTCGTAAATGGCTCTACTCCTGTTACTATCACTGGCTCATGCCCATGTGTCCATCCGTGAATAAACGCTATGCTCTTAATATCCTCCACTCTTGTAGGTATTGCCGTTTGCCCCTGTCCGAGGCAGCAGCAGTCAGTGTGTGTAAATAGCATGACCTGATACATGCGGTCATTGTCTAGGGTGCTAGAATCACAACAACAGTTCCCGCCGAATATGTCACGGGTGAACCAAAACTCTGTATTGACATTTTCCGTATTAATTGTTCGGAGCAATATTTGAGCCCCTACTGTATAGTCTCCATCTGTCATGTCTTTGCTCCGTAGCACTCCACTTGGGAACGGCACGCCACCTTCTGCTCCTGATAAGTAGTCGCATAGATCGTGTTCTTGTCCATCTTTGTCCAAAAACACACCGTTAAATGGTGCCATATTCGGCTTGATCTGGCTCTTTGTAATGATCTGCCCGCTGGCCAGGTCGACCAGTTTGTCGTCCTTATTTCTGTATACACCCAAAAACGGTGATTGGTTTCCTTTGATTGACATCATTACTACCGCCTTTTCTGATAAAATATGCGACGCCGCTGCGAGAAAAACCCGCAACGGCGTCAAGATGAAAGGAGAAAAAACTTATATGCCACGTACACTATATCATAGATTAAACTGCATTTTACTGCACTCTTTTTCTACGGCAAGTAATGCCCGTCCATGTAGCGTATATACCTGGCGTTGACTATAATTCATCTGCTGCGCCACATTTTCCCATGACATCCCCGCAAGGTAACGCCATTCTAGTACATCACGGTGGAGCGGTTCCTCCACCTCTGCAATCACCGCCGCAATCTTCACTTTCATGTTTATTATCATATCTATTGCAGCATTGATTTCCGCCTCCAGCTTATGTATTTTGGCAACCAAATCCTCCATAGATCTCACTGTCCCGCTCCCAGCGACTTGCACATCTCCCCTCGTCGGCGTAATTCGTGTTGCCAGCGCCCGGAGCCTGTCTACTTGCTCCTGCTTTACGTCTATTCGCTTATCCAGCCAGCGGGCCTGTGATAGAAACATTTTCGCCGTCATGTCGTTCTCCTATCCTGGCGCATTCTTGCGCTCTACAGTCTTTTTCCTTATCGGGTTATCCAGCAGAATGCAGAAGATGCCCACGCCATGCAGTTCTAGCTTGATCAGGTCGTGCTCTAAGAAATCGTAGTTCCTCGGATATACCCCGTGTACGTACCATGTTCCAGGAATCGGCGGAGGTAGTTCCGGTGATGGAAAATCGTATGCTGCCTCTCTACCACATCTGGCCAGCGCAGAACTGATAAAATGAATTGTTTGGTGAATCGGCCTATCGGCAGCAAAGATCGTGGTGCAGAACGCTCCAACGGCAGGGCCGCCGGAGCCGCCGCCTGATCTGTTCATGTCCCGCTCCCCGCCGGCTGGATTCGCTCATAGTCCTTGCACGCTCTTTGACAGTAGTCCACAGGTACAAGATTATGTGCAATCTTTCCATAATGCGGGCATGTCCTCTTTACTTCTACTGCCGCCATAAGACCTTCTGTATTATCAGCATGGCGGCAATCACGGGCATTGGTGTATTTACCTCTATACTTTCTTTTCATCATCTCCACCTCTCTCTAAACCAGTTATGCCGTCCGTCCCCGTGGAAGTATAAATAATACGTCGTTCGGGCGAACGGCGGATAAACCTTTGCCGTCTCGCCCCGATCCCAGGCCAAAAGCACCTCAATTGTCATGTCCCGGATTGCTGGGCTCACCGGATGGCGAGAGCTGTATCCGTGAAACTGCCCCCTAGCCCGGACAACACCAACAATCGTATTGTGATAGTTGCGGTGATCCACCCGATTTAGCACCGTCCAGACGATCAGTTTTTGCTCGTTCCGGCTTACACCCCGACCCTCGCCCCAGACCATCCGGGAGAGGACTGCAACGTCGTATTCAGTCCAGCGATGGGGCGGTTGGAGCGGTGGGGGTGAGACCCGTATCACGGCCACCCGCTCCCGAAGCGCATCGTGTTTGGACACCCGGAGATCAAGGCGGTGCTCCAACCGGAATGATGCCTCTGCCGAGATTGAGGCCAGCGATGCCAGCATGGTTATGACGAGCACGATGGCCATGGTGCGTTTTAGTGTGTTCATATTTCCCCCTTGTCCATCCGATCAAACGCTTTCCCGACGACGTCAAAGGCTCCGACGCCACCAACCCCCGCATCTAATCCAAAAAGCCAAATAAGAGCATCCGCCATTTCGGCGGTGGTTCCGTAGCGGTTTTGAGCAACCCGTATGTCGACATAGAGGCCGCATCTGCCGATATCTCCTCCTGAGCCACGCCGCTTGTGGGGCGCCCCTGGATCATAGCTTGCTATGCACGGTCTTAATTCTTCTTTTTTCATGTCTTCACCGCCAAAAGTTCGGGGTTGTCGTGGGCGTTTCCGATTATGGATGCGTTCAAAAAGTGCTGCGATAGTGAGCCTGCATAGGGTGGTGTCCTGTTCGGATTCAACCTTTTTACCCACTTAATCCCATAATAATTAGTAAGCCATGCAACAATCCCAATTCCAACATCTGCGATGTCTAAAATATCCCCCTCAAAAATAAGCCCATCGTTCAGATCCATCAAGCCCGTGCATTATTCAACGGTGGCAGGGTCAACCTTGTGCATTCCGCTGATAAAATAACCCGTTAGCGGGTCGTAGCAAGAAAAGAGGGATTCACAAATATAGACGCCATCCGAATGCGGATATTTATAATAATACCCCTCAATCCACTCTCCATTTTCCACACGCTTCCCACGGACTAAATACTGATCACTCATTACAGCCATCCCCCTTCTCGTACATGCGATCAATCATGCTATCTAACGAATGCGGATAGAATCCTTCTACATTCTTCCCGATGATTCTTGCCATCATGGCTAAGATTTTTAAAAGATACTTTTCTCTCATTTATCGTGTTCCTCCAATCTTCATCTGCTCCGGTACAATCTCAGAGACCTCGACTATCCGGGCATCGCCAAACCGCTCCAGGTCAATTGCCAAAATCTCTTTGATCCCTATCGCCGACCCCAGCGGGGCGTCTACGTGGACTACTATACGGATCATTGGATACTCCCCTCCTTACGTACTGAAATCTCGAAAATCTGTACCCTGTTTCATGTGTGCGTTTATCGCCGCTGGGCGTTGCCATGATCGTGCAAAAGCATTCCACTCTTTGCTGTACTCCGTTTTCGTGTCCGAAAAATCTCGGTATAGCTGTGCAAATGGCATAGCTCCGGCGTGGTATATCTCCCGCAGTCTGGCCTCGTTTTTGCCCATATCGTCACCGATCAGCACATAGCATTTGATTTTTTCTCGGTTGAACCCGGCTTTCACCAGCTTTCCGGCGGCGGTTTTGAATTGTGGCAGAGCCCCGTCAGTGTCACAGGCCAACCAGAGTTCCGATATCCGCATGCTGGTTATGTTACTGGTAAAGTGATCGTCAATCAGATCGGATTGCAAACCGCCTTTAAAGCAAATCCCCCGCTCCCGGCTGGCCTGTAGGAAATTGTTGTCCTGAATCCAGTTGCCGGGGTAGATCGTCAACTCTCGCAACCGTCCCTCTATACGAGGCACCACACACCACGGACATTGATTGTTACACCCTCTTGTCGTAAAAGTGATATTGGACTTGATGTACATACCGGGGATATGTTCGTCTACTGAGGATCTATAAGCGGGGCCACCTAGTTTAACGGGCTTTTCCGTCACGCCCTCCCATTGATAGGCCAACTCCTCGCACTTCTCTTTATCCCAAGTGAATGCACAAGATATATAGATTTCCTCATGGTCTGGCACAAACATTCCGGGAGGATCCCCGATAAACACGTAGTCATCATCTGGGGTGTATGACGTGCGCTGTGGAAACACTCGTATTATTCCGTTCATACTGAATCACACCGCCATTTCCATCATCAACTCCGCCATCGTACCCATTTCCCCAACACATATCTCCGGCAGATTTGCCCGAACTAGAGCCTCCGCAAACGGGGGCGGCACTGCGTTGCCGCAACGGGCCACTTGTGCAGACTTTGTTATGGGCTTTCCATCCGTCCCGACGTCTATGGCGTAATCCGGCGGGAATCCCTGGGCGTTGAATAGCTCCCGTGGTGTCAGCATACGTAGGCCGATATCGGCTATGGCATACTGTTCGCCGTGGATGGTCACCAATCCAAGCTTGTCTCGTCCGGTGACGGTATGCAGGGGTTCCGGGGCGGCCTGCCCCTCGCCTTGCCCGTAATATTTGATCAGGAATGACCGCACCTCTCCAAAGTTGAGGCCGCCGGCAGTTATCGTCTGCACAGGCTCTTGCACAGGCTGGCCTATGTTTGTTCCTTTGCATTTTACGAGATGAGATGTTACAAGAGCGTTATGATCTACGGCTGTTGTGGTGCCGAGTGGTTCCGTGACAGAGTTTCCTCTCCCGTGGTATCCGCCAGAGTAGAATTTTGTCACAAAGGCCGTTACCAACCCGTAACGATTTGCCGCATCTACTGTCAATAGCGATTTGTCCACAGATTGCCCTCGCACTTCCCGGCCGGACTGTTCAGAATGATATTGAATCAGCGTGGGGGTGATTAACATATGGCTACCGCTTGCCCGTATGGTTCCAATCTGCTCATTTACTGGATGGCCTACTGACCCCGATGTGGAGGATCGTGTCCACGGAACGATAAACGGTTCCGAACTGTCAATCACAAACTTCTGCAACCCACGGGCAATGCGGCGCAGGGTGGCGTCGGCCAAGGGGCGTACCGCCCGGACGCCGTATTTCTCCATAATTTCCTCGGAGGTATCGAAGATCGATGGGCACGGCAACGTCCAGTCGATGATCTCTGCCGCCGTCCTCCATGGTTTTAACCGCCCCAACTTTACCGCTTCGCTGTCCGGGGCTCCGTGGGTCGGCTCCGGCCATACAATAGATTTCCCATCACAGCGGGCAACCAAGAAAAGTCTCTTGCGAATGGTTGGAGCTCCGTAGTCACAGGCCCGAAGTTCACGCCAATCCACTTCATACCCCTGGCGCCGGAACGCATTTACAAAACTCTGAAAGGTGCGACCGGACTGCTTTTTATCTGGTTTTCCATCTACCAATGGCCCCCACGTCAGAAATTCTTCCACGTTTTCGAGCATTATCACTCGTGGCCGAACAGTCGCCGCCCAGCGAAGGGCCACCCATGCCAGTCCACGAATTTTTTTGCTGACAGGCTTTCCGCCTTTGGCTTTTGAGAAGTGCTTACAGTCTGGGGAGAACCATGCCAGTCCCACGGGTTTCCCCTGCGTTGCCTTGCGGGGGTCTACATCCCATACGCTCTCACAAAAATGCTGTGTATGCGGGTGGTTAACCTTATGCATGGCGATGGCCGCCTCGTCGTGGTTGATCGCTATGTCTACTGGCCGCCCCACCGCCAACTCAATGCCGGTGCTGGCCCCGCCGCCGCCAGCAAAATTATCTATGATCAGTTCGTCGTGTAGGCTTATTTGTCTAGGCATTTACTGCATCCTCCCCGCTAAATAGTCCGATTTGCTCTCCGCCGATTCTCTCCGCCCCTGCAGGGTTGATCCATAGGCATTCTGTCCGCACCGCCCCCCGCTCCGCAGTCGTGTCAAGCGTTTCCTTTCGCCATCCCCGGAGGGTTGCGTTGTAGAGATCGTGATCGTACCCAGACAGTAAAACCATACCTTTGTGTGCCATGAGTACCCGCAAGAGTTCCTCATGTTCTGTGGCTGCCATCTCGTGTTCATAAGCATAGCCATGGGCGGTGCGTGTATCGTGCAGATACGGCGGGTCTGCATAGATCAAAACCTCGGGCCCGTTGAACCTTTCTATCACATTAATCGCTGGTCTGTTTTCGATCTGCGCCTCCAAAAGTCGCTTGGAGGCTTCGGCAACTACCTGGGGGAGCCTAGCCCAAAGGTTCGGATTATCTGGGCCAGCGTTGGGCGTCTTTCCCGTGGTGTGACGCCATCCTCTCGTTTTGTCCCGGAAGGCTCCAAAGGTCATCCAACACCTTACGGCAAATCTTCGAGCCCGCTCAAGTTCGTTCCCTGTTGGTTCATATGATGCCTCCCGCTCATCTCTCGCCCACGGGGTAAGCCGTAGTGCCTCGGCGAGTTTGTCCGGGCGGTCTCGGCAAACACGGAAGAAATTTACCACATCGCCGTCCATGTCGTTGATCGTCTCCACCGGAGACGGCGGCTTGTTGAAAAAAACACCGCCCCCCCAAAAGAATGGTTCCACGTAACTCTTATGCGGTGGCATAAACGATAGAATCCAGGGGGCGATTCTGACCTTGGATCCGGGATATTTTAAGATTGGGTACATACGTCGCCCTCCATCTGGATAATCTCTATCTCCGTCCTCGGATTCTGTCTGTCAAACTTTCCAACCAAAACCAACTCCACAGCATCAAAGCAATCATCCCGGATGATCCCGCTCCGCACAAGCCCGTCAAGTAGCATCTTCCCGCTGTAGTTGTCCGGATCCCGACGGCGACGATCCGGGAAGTAGTATGTAATCCGCACCGTTGCCGTTTCCAGCGGTTGCGGCGGACGGGGTCGGCAGAGTACCGCTATCAGATCAGCCCAGCGTGACTTTTCAGCCCGGTACTCCCATGTGTTGTTTCGGCCTATGTATCGGTTGTTGCTGGGCGGGATCGCTGGAATTGTGTATCTGTGCTCACTCATGCCCGCTCCCTCTTCTTTCCTTTATTTACTGCCCGAAGTCTGGCATATAGATAAACCCCGCTCACATATTGGCTATATTTGACTTCCATATCCAAAAAACTGTACTCTTGTCGCAATGCTTTTTTAGCTATTTCTGCAAACTCCGCCATGGCTCTATCTGGGTTTATCGCCATTTCCGCCGCACGGCGCTTTCTGATTAAATTTTCTTTTATACCCCGCTCCGGCTTTTTTAGGTTTGTACTGGTAGCAAACTTTTTCGAGTGCTTGCGACTGGCGGTGTCAATTTTCTCTTTTGTGATATAACGGGCAAGACCCTCTAGCCCATAGTCGTCTGGTTGGAGCCGCCGGGAGTGTTTACGGCCCCCTTTGTTCCATATCTTTTCTGCGATATCCCGCTCCCGGAAATTCATCACGATATGGTGATGGACTCTCCCGCTCCCTTGGGCGCTCTCTATGTATTCGGTGACGTAAATATATTTCAGGTCTGGTAGTCTGTTTTTTTTGATATATGCCTGTAGGCGCCGGACGTAGTTTTGTATATTCCTCTGGGCCTCTTTTTCGCTTTTGGGTAAATTTGCATCGTCATACGTAAAAGTGGCCCAGATATCTTTGTTTGTAAAATTTGCATTTATCAGACGTACCGCCCGTTTTTGTGCGTTGGCATGATTAAGGTTCTCCTGTGCCTTGCGGCTCTGGCTGGGAACAGATGCAATCGCTTTTCTCTTGCTGGTTTTCCATACCGGATATACTGCAATTTCAAGCATGTCCCCGCTCCGTATGAATTTGGTGTAGTATTTCAGGATATCCTTATCTCGGAGGCTTTCTAAGTGGTCATCAATGCTGATCTGTTGATCGACAAAAAGATCCTCATATCGTTTTGCATAATACGGCATAATATACCCCTCGTTGAGTTGTTAATACTTATTACAAGGACGGAAAAGCCCCACCGGACGCTATTTTTCAATGCTTTGGCTTGACTTCCCCTGCTCAAGAGTGGTATAATTGTTATGTAATTTTCATATCACTCTTGGCGGTCAAGCCCCCTTGCTATCTGCAAAATAGCAAGGGGTTTTACTTTTCCTCGTTCCCATGGGCGGCCTCGGCATATCCCGCACACGTGCAATGTTCTTCTTTCGGCAAAATTGGCATATACCGCTTGGCATCATCGCAACCAATACATGGGTATGGCCTGATTTCTCCCGGATGGGTTATGCTTCCCGGTATCTGGTTCTCCTCCGGGACAAATGGATCATTTATGCACTGATGGATATTTGCACATGTATTGCACCAGCATCCTTGACAGTCGCCTCCCGCTCCCGCCCTTTCTGGCTCATCATCCTGGCAATCACAACGCTCACACGGGTCTAAGCTTGCCTTGCAATAGGCACACGTTTTATATATCAAGTTGATTCACCTCCATTCTCTTGAAATTCCATTTGTGCCGTTTTCGGCTTCACAATAAAAAATACCCCGGCATCATCCTGGAAAAGCTCCATTTTCTCATTAAAATAGCCTTTCGCCTCTTCTCTCTTTTTCAACGTGACAATTACTTTGTGGTCGATAGTCGGCTTTTTGTAGTTATATTGTTCATCGCCGAATACTTCACAGGCGTTTTCTGCCTCAATGATGATCTTTGCGTTAATCTCTCCACCGCTGAAATTCTCGGCAAGTATCTCTGTTAGACATTTTAAAACTGCCAAATTAAGATTTTCCATAAACTCCGCAAATACGGGACTATTGATGTTTAATTCCACTTTTTTCTCCTCTCATTAAAAAGGTAACTCCCCATCATCGTCATCTAGTTCGTCAAATCCGGATGGGTCTCCATCTCCGTACCCCTCATCTATTTCCCCAGAGTAGCCGCCACCGGATTCTTTCTTGGAACTGGCAAAGTAGATAGCGTCCGCCACTACTTCTGCGCTCCGGCGCTTGTTGCCCTCCCGATCTTGCCAATCCCGGATCTGTAATGTGCCCTGTACGGCACACATTTGACCCTTGGTAAAATACTTGGATACGAATTCAGCTTGTTGCCGCCAGGCGACAATGTCGATGAAATCCGTCGGGCGCTGTTCCTGGCCTTTCGGCGCAAACCGCCGATCTACGGCCAGGGTGAACGAGGCCACGGGGAGACCTGACTGGGTCTGCCGGAGTTCCGGATCCCTGGTCAATCTGCCCATCAAAATAATGTGATTCATTAATCTCTCCTGTAAATCAAATCGGATTCGTTCCAATTCGGATACTTGCTTTGCAGATACTCTCTAACCTGGCAACGCAAAGTCTCCCGTTCCCATGTTTGATCCATGCGTCTATGGCAATCTCGGCACAACGTGACTATATTTTCCTCGACCCCAAGACCTCCACTGCTACGGGCTATGTAGTGTGCCTCCGGTAGTGCGTCCGTTGTCCCGCAGAGCACACAACACGGCGACACCTCAAATGGGTTATCTCCAAAACTGTCACGGGCTGCCACCGCCGCTTTAACTTTCCGTGGTATTTGCAGTACTTTTGTCCGTTTGCGCATCCCGCTCCTCCATACTTTCAACCGCAACAAGTTTCCAATCCCCGCTCTGGTAGATCGTTTTTGTGCGGCAGTCTTTGATCGTAGAATTTCCCATCAGCACGATAGATTTATGGTTAACTGATGAGTGTAACGGGATTGATGCAATAGCGAATCCCCGCATCACGCCAACCTGGGAGGTTTCCCACATCACGCCGACCTGGGAGGTTTCCCGCATCTCGCCGACCTGGGAGGTTCCCCGCATCACGCCGACCTGGGAGGTTCCCCACATCACGCCGACCTGGGAGGTTCCCCGCATCACGCCGACCTGGGAGGTTTCCCGCATCACGCCGACCTGGGAGGTTTCCCGCATCACGCCGACCTGGGAGGTTTCCCGCATCTCGCCGACCTGGGAGGTTCCCCGCATCACGCCGACCTGGGAGGTTCCCCACATCACGCCGACCTGGGAGGTTCCCC